CTAACCGTATTCCTATGGAGGAACGTACTTCGGATGTGGCGGATTTCATTGCCCGTAGCCTTGGGCACTCCATTCATGACTCCATCGAAAAGGCATGGCTGAAGGGCAAGGATCGTGCTCTGAGGCTAATGGGGTATCCAGACAGCGTAATTGAGCAGGTACAGGTCAATCCTACACAGGAAGCTCTGAGAGCCAGCAATTCGATTATTCCAGTCTATGTTGAGCAGCGGCTGTTTCGGAAGATCACCGTTAATGGCGTGACCTACGAGATCGGTGGCAAGTTCGACATGGTGTCGGACGGTATCATCCAGGATTTCAAATCCACCTCGGCATGGGCTTTTGCCAAGGGAACCAAGGATGATGATTATTCTCTCCAGATGAGTATTTATCGTTGGCTCGATGCTGGGCAGGATTATCGCAAGATTTTGGACGATTTTGGCCGGATCAACTTCATTTTCACCGACTGGTCAAAGGCCATGCTCCGTTCGCCTGGCTATCCTCAGAAGCGAGTGGAGCATAAGGATATTTCCCTTATTTCCTTGGATCAAACTGAGAAATGGATCCACGATAAGCTGGCTTTAGTACAGCGCTATATCGACAGCCCGGAAGCTGACCTTCCCGAATGTACGGATGAGGAGCTTTGGCGCTCAGATCCGCAGTATAAATACTTCAGTGATCCAGCGAAGGCATCTGTCCCCGGTGCACGTTCAACCAAGAACTTCGATAGCCTGGCTGATGCTCGGAAATATATGGCTGAGAAGGGCGGAAAGGGCATTGTTGTGACCAAGCCAGGGGAGGTCAAAGCTTGCGGATACTGCGCTGCTTATGACGCTTGTTCCCAGAAGGACCAGTATTTCTCAGATATTAATTGATGAGCGAATCATGATTGATCTTACCGGCGTAGAGCATCACCCTGCTATTGAGGAAGTTGTTGAGGTTCTTTGTAATAAGACTCAAAATACTGACAAGGGCTTCTTTCGTACCGAAGTAGCTTACTTCCTGTCCAAGATGGCCTCGATCATGCGAGCTACTGTCGTAACCAAGGATCGGGGAGATATCCCGGTGAATTGTTACGCCCTGGCTCTGGCTACCTCTGGATATGGTAAGGGCCATTCAGTCAACATCGTTGAGAATGAGTTCCTATTTGGCTTCAAGCGCAGGTTCATGGAGGATACTCTCCCAACCATCGCTGAGAAGCATCTCTGGGATATCGCTAATCAGCGTGCAGCTCGAAATGGCACAGACCAACAGGAAGAATTTGAGAAGGCTGAGAGAGAGTATCGCAATGCTGGTGCATATCCTTTCACCTTTGACTCAGGTACGCCTCCTGCGGTCAAACAGCTCCGTCAGAAGCTCCTTCTAGCTAACTGTGGATCCATCAATCTCCAGATCGACGAGATCGGTTCAAACCTTATGGGATCAGTCGATGTTCTGACCCTGTTTCTGGAGCTTTATGACCAGGGGTTAGTAAAGCAGAAGCTCACCAAAAACACAGCCGAGAACCAACGAGGGGAAGAGATCGACGGCAAGACGCCCGCGAATATGCTCCTGTTTGGAACGCCTTCCAAGCTGTTCGATGGATCTCAAACCGAGGATCAATTCTACTCGTTCCTGGAAACAGGATATGCTCGTAGGTGCCTGTTTGGATATGGCCATCAGCACAAGAAGGCATATGAGGTCCAGTCACCGGCTGAGATCTATCAGCGCCTGATCCAGCCCACCAATTCAACTACTATTACCAAGTGGGCAAATCAGTTCCACAGGCTGGCTGATCCTTCCACCTATGGTTGGAAGATGATCGTCGAAGACGATGTTGCCATCAAGCTTCTTAGCTACAAGATCGCCTGTGAGCAGCTTGCTGACTCCATGGCCGAGCATGAGGATATCCGTAAGGCCGAGCTTAGTCATCGGTATTTCAAGGCTCTGAAGCTGGCAGGTGCTCTGGCATTTGTCGATGAAAGCAGCCTGGTTGAGATGGATCATCTCATGTCGGCTATCCTCCTGGTTGAGCAATCTGGAGAATCGTTCCAATCCATCCTTAGCCGTGAAAAGACCTATGTTAAGCTGGCCAAGTACATCGCAGATGTAGGTGGTGAGCAGACCCATGCGGATCTTCATGAAGCTCTGCCCTTCTATAAGAGCGGGCAGGCAGCTCGTAACGAGTTGATGACCCTGGCCACTGCCTGGGGCTACAAGCATAATATCATCATTAAGAAGAAATTTACCGATGGTATTGAGTTCTTCAAGGGAGAAACCCTTGAGGAAACCTCACTGGACAAGGTGACGGTCTCTTACTCGGATAATTGGGCTTACAATTACTCGAATGAGCGGGTGCCCTTCGATCAGCTTCATATCCTGACCCAAGCTGAAGATATGCATTGGGCCAATCATCATTTCAGGAATGGTCATCGAGCCAGGGAAAATGTCCTACATGGCTTTGATCTGGTCGTAATTGATGTCGATGGGGCCATATCCCTGGATACGGTCCATGATCTGATGAAAGACTACAAGTTCCTGACCTATACCACCAAGCGGCATACCGATGAGGAAAACCGCTTCAGGCTTGTCCTGCCTACCAATTATAGGCTCGAACTGGATACCGAGGAATATCGGGAATTCATGGACGCTGTGATGGCCTGGTTGCCTTTCTCAACCGATGAGAGCGCCAATCAACCTGAGAAAAAATGGCAGTCCTACGAAGGTGGATCCTACCACTATAATTTGGGTGGCGAGCTATTTGATGTACTGGATTTCATCCCGAAGACCAGCCGCAACGAGGTCCGCAAACAGCAATATCAGACCTTGGAGAGCCTGGATAATCTGGAACGCTGGTTTGCTCAGAGGATTGCCTCCGGGAACCGTAATAACCAGATGATCAAATATGCTCTGGCTCTGGTCGATAGCGGCATGACCCTCATGGAGGTCAATGCTCAGGTCCATGCCTTTAATGGCAAGCTTAGCGATCCTCTTGGTGAGGATGAGCTGGATACTACAATTATGACCACCGTAGCCAAGCGTTACCAAGCTATGGCCGCCTGATTATCCTTTTCCTTGGTTCTAAAAAGGACAAACTACAGTGTCAAATAATTCAAATTCTGATCAGATGAACGATCAGCTCATCTTGATCGGAGGATATTCAGCAGGCGGTAAATCTGCATCACTACGCAATATTCGGAACCAAGGGAAATGGATGTACCTCAATACCGAAGCAGGTAAGCGGCTTCCATTCAAAAATGATTTCCAGACCTTCAGGATTGTGGATCCTTATCAGGTCTATGAGGCGGTGGATCATGCCAACGCCAATCCTGGAAGTTTCGAAGGCATCATCATTGATAGTATGACCTTCCTCATGGATATGATGGAAAGTCAGTATGTTATTGGTGCTTCCAATACCCAGAAGGCTTGGGGCGATTTTGCCCAATTCTTCAAGGTATTGATGCAGGAGAAGGTCGCTTCCCTGCCCATGCCTGTAATCATCACTGCTCATGTCAGAGATGAGCTGGATGAGAAGGCAATGGAAATGAAAACAGCGGTCCCCATCAAGGGATCCCTCAAGAACAATGGTATCGAGGCTTACTTCTCGACCGTTGTGGAAGCTACCAAGCTTCCTCTCAAAGAGCTGGAAGGCTATAAATCCGACTTGTTGAATATTACCGAAGATGATGAAATCCTCGGGTTCAAGCATGTCTTCCAAACCCGTATAACTCGAACCTCCACAGGTAAGCGTATTCGTTCTCCTATGGGTCTATTTAGTCGGGATCAGACCTATACGGATAATGACGCTCAACTCCTGCTGGATCATCTCAAGGATTTCTACGGAAACTAAAAGCCAGCAGAAAACCTGAAACAAAATCAACACATTGAAAGTATGAAAAAATGAGTAATCTATTTGGAAATCTCAAAGCAGATGGTCTGGAAGAAGCCCAGGATCGCCTGGGTGGTTTTAGCCGTCTGGAATCGGATGCCTATCCGGTTACGTTCAAGGCACTCTATGCAGGCAAGTCTTCTGGCGGTGCTCAGAACGTCACGATCCTGGCCGATATCAATGGCCGGGAGTATAGCGAGACGATTTACATCACCAATCGCAAGGGTGAGAACTGGTTCGAAAACAAGGACAAGGACGGCAAGCCCACGGGCAAGAAGTCCCCGCTCCCTGGGTTCACGGTGATCGACGACATCTGCCTTGTTACCACTGGTAAGCCTCTCTGTGAGCAGGCCACCGAGGAAAAGGTTCTGAATGTCTATGATCCAGAGCAGAAGAAGGAAATGCCGAAGTCGGTTCAGGTTCTGACCGATGTTACCGGCACCTCTGCTATCCTCGGGATCATCAAGCAGACCGTCAACAAGTCTGAAAAGAATGGTGACGAGTATGTTTTGATTGCTGATACCCGTGAGGAAAACTTCACCGACAAGGTGTTCGAGGTCAACAGCCGAGCCACTGTCGTAGAAGCCAAGAAGGCTGCTGAAACTGGTCAGGAGCTGTCAGCGGTACTCTACGGTTCTTGGGTTGAAAAGAACCGTGGGAAGACTCGTGATGCCCGGAAGATCAAGGATGGTGAAGCTGGCCAGAGCGGTCGTCCTGGTCGTCCGGCTGGTGGTCCTCCTCAGCAGGGTCAGACTCAGCAGCGCAAGAGCCTGTTCGGCTAATAAGCCGAAATCACATTTGCTGAGGTGAGCTGATGTGACCCTCAGGATTCTATAGGATTTCTGAGGGTCACTCCTCCATGTGGTCAATTACAGTTCCAGCCTCTGTCCGCGTCGGTAAAAAGAGGCGTTTCTCTCTCAACCTTAATGCGTATCGTAACGCACATCATCACTTGCTTAGTGATGCTAAGAAGGAATTTGAGAAGATTGTCTCACCATCTGTCCTAAAGATTCCTCGTATGGACAGAGCTAAGCTGACGTTTACCTTATTTATGGGAACGAATCATCTAGCAGACACAGCAAATGTGTGTTCTATAGTGGACAAGTTTTTCTGTGATACCATGGTCAATTGCGGTAGGATTGAAGACGATAACTATAATGTTATTGTTGCCAATGATTATCGCTTTGGAGGCAAGGTCAACGGCGAAACCCATGTAGTTGTTACTATTGAGCCAGTAGGCGAAATTTACGAAGACATCCCTGAGAAGGAAAATGAAATGCAAATTACTATCACTCAGGATGAGATTGAGACAGCTATCGCTAACTTCATTCTCAGCCAGGTATCCGTCAATGAAGATATGGATATCAACATTGACCTTAAGGCTACCCGTGGAGACGAAGGATATACTGCTGTCATTAACATCGTTCCCAAGAGCGATAGCGCTGACAGTAACGTCACTACCTTGGTTCCCAATAAGGAGGCTGCTGCTTCTACCCGTGGTCCTGGACGCCCTCGTGGAAAGACCAAGGAGATGGATCCTGAGCCGTCTCTGAAGCAGGATGTAGAACCTGAGCCTGAGAACCAGGAAGAAGAAGATGCTCCTTCTACGGGCCTTGGGATCGCTGAGGCAGTGGCTGAAGCCCAACAGGATAATAATCCTGCTCCTGGAGAAGTTACCCAGGAAGAGGCTAAGGCCGAGGAAGAACCCGCTCCTGCTCCTAAGAAGTCCATCTTTGCTAACGTCAAGAAGCCTGTGAACAGCTAATGTGGGCTGCCAGGATCCTGCTGCTAGGGATCCTGGCGCTTGCAGCGATAGCTATCTTATCTCAAGCTATCGTGTTCGCAGCACCATACCTGGCAGCGCTTATCGTGCTCAGTGTGGCGGGGATAGTAATCTACGCAATACTGGAAGATTCGGAGCCGAAGGATTGATTACCCCCATGGGAAACCGTGGGGGTATTTTTTATGGGAGTCGGCACTCCTTCATACCCTTGGTTCGTAAGTCCGATACCTGGTTTACCAGGGGCAGAACTAAGGGTATGAGAATAATTCTATGGGGGCGAGTCGTTCTGAAGATCGGCGTGCCGGAAGACTTAACCAACACAATGGGGTCTCGCCATTAATGGATTGTCTTCTGGAAGTCCCCACCACACCCTTTTAGGGTTCTTATGGGAAAGCTGGATTTTATTCCCAAGGGGTTGGGGTGGCCAGCTTTCCCACCAAGATTTAATTCCACAGATTGATCCACGGATTAAGGGACCAGGCTCTGAAACCCTGACCAGGCCCGATAGAGTAATCCAGAGATCCGTCTGCCGCCTTAGCGATGATATTATCCTCCAAAGGCAGACCCACCGAACCAAACATCTCAGGTGCCGGAGCCAAGGAAGCCAGGAGCAGATGTAGAGGATTATTCCTCAGCGTGCTCATGGCGATCTTCACTGATCGGACCTTGAAGTTCCAGAACCAAAGAAGGCCGATGTTATCCAGATATGTCCTGGTTCGGCCAGGAAGCCTGTCATAGTTGATGAATTCCTCAGTCACTCGACCGAGAGCATAATCCTTAGGCTTTTTCTGGCGCTTGGTGAGATCATCATAGAGCACAGCCTTGGCCAGGAAGTCGCCG